AAGAACGCGAAAATTTACCCGAAAAAGAGGAAAAATGACCACAAATCACGATTTTTTAGACAATTTAGCGAATCATCAGCACCAGAAGATGCTCCGTGAGATTGCAAATGACGATCAAACACCAAAAAAGACAGATTCTTTGAAAGAAACTGAAATTTTTGATGAAAATGAAGAAATTATGACCTTTAAGCAAGTAAATCTTAATGAATTTTAGTCAGAAATGTGACATAAATAAAATATAATTCTAATATAAAATTGATCCATGCCCTTAGAGCGTGTTAGTCGCGGTTTTAAAGATGTAAGCATGACATTCAAGGCCAATCCCTTGAACAATGACTTGATTGCATTGAAAAATGCTACTGCGATCTCTCGCTCAATTCGTAATATTGTTTTTACAACCCCTGGAGAGAAGTTTTTTCAACCAACATTTGGTTCAAGAGTGTCTCAAATGCTCTTTGAGAATATGGATGAGATTACTTCACTTACAATCCGTGATGAAATTGAAAACTCAATTAATAAATTCGAACCAAGAGTAGATTTGAAGTCTGTCAGAGTAAACCCAGACTTTGATGGAAATCAGTATGACGTTATTATCACCTATGAAATTATTGGTGCGGATATTTTAGAGCAACAACTAGAATTCGTTTTGCAACCAACAAGGTAAATGTCACTTATAAACTTTAATACTCTGGACTTTGACCAGATTAAAAGTACTTTAAGAGAAGTTCTTAGAACAAACACTGATTTCACAGATTATGACTTTGAGGGGTCAAACCTATCAAGTATTATTGATCTGCTTGCTTATAATACCTATATTAACTCATATAATGCAAACATGGTTGCAAATGAGGTATTCATTGATAGTGCGACCTTAAGAGAGAATGTTGTTGCACTAGCAAAGAATATTGGATATACTCCTAAGTCAAGGAAAGCATCCAGGTGTATTATTGATTTCTTTGTTGACCTTGATGATGTGCCATCTAGTCCTCCATCAGTCACACTCAAAGCAGGACCGGTTGCAGCAAGCACAAATCAATTCGGCAATCAATCATATGTTTTCAATGTTTTAGAGGATACCACAGTTCCTGTGTTTGATTCTAGGGCAGTATTTGAAAATTTAGAAGTTATTGAAGGAACGAAAGTAACACAGTCTTTTACCTACTCCTCACAAAATCCGCTTCAACGTTTTGTTCTGAGTAATCCTGGTATTGACACTGATACCATTTTAGTTCAGGTAAAGCCGACTGATACTTCGACAATTAAAGTAAAATATGATTTGACTAATAGTTTAATTGATTCAAAAGTCAATGATGTTATAAATGGTTCATCTACAATTTACTTCTTACAAGAAGTAGAGGATGAAAGGTACGAAATTATATTTGGTGATGGATTATTTGGTAGAGCACTCAATGATGGTAACGTCATAGAAGTTTCTTACTTAGTTTGTGACGGACCAAATGCTAACAGAGTCAGTCAGTTTAATTTTAGCGGTAGATTAGTCTATTTGCAAGATTCTGTAGAAAATACGATCACTAGCGGTATCTCTCTAATTTCAACTCAGACGCCCTCTACAGGCGGTACAGCGATTGAAAGTGTTGCTTCTATTAAAAAGTATGCACCTCAAGTATATGGCACTCAAGATCGTGCAATAACTGCAAATGATTATGAAGTTCTTATTCCAAATAAAATTTACCCAGAAGCAGAGTCAATATCAGTATTTGGGGGAGAAGAGTTAGTTCCTCCTAGATTTGGAAAAGTTTTTATTAGCATTAAACCAAGAAATGGCGATTTCGTTTCTCAAGGAATTAAAGAAAATATAAAAAGACAATTAAGAAAATATTCTGTTACTGGTATTGTACCAGAAATACTAGATTTGAAGTATTTGTACATTATGACTGATAGTAAAGTTTATTATAATACAAGAAAGATAACAGATGTTGCTGCAGTTACCTCAACAGTTCAAAATAATATTCAAGCATATGCAGATTCTGCTGAATTGAATAAATATGGTACGAGATTCAAATATAGTAAGTTTTTGGGTATTATTGATCAAAGTCATCAATCAATCACATCTAATTTAACCTCAATTCAAATGAGGAGAGATTTGAGACTTGCGACTAATCAGTTTGCAGAGTATGCAATTGATTTTGGCAATCATATGCACGTTCAATCTATGAATGGTTATAACATAAAATCGAGTCCTTTTAGAGTGCTAGATATAACAGATGATGTTTACCTTTTTGATGAACCTAATGATACCAAAACAGGAGTTATATCATTATACTCATTGCAAGGACCTGGTTCAACAACACCTGTTGTAAGAAGAAGAAATGTTGGTGCAATTAACTACATGACAGGGCGAATAACCTTAAATCCAATCAACATTGTGTCTGGTAAAAACAAGGATGACATTCAAATTATGGAAATATTTGCAGTTCCTCATTCAAACGATGTTATTGGTTTGCAAGATCTTTATTTACAATTAGATAGTTCTAATGTTGAAATGATTGTTGATGAGATTTCTTCTGGTTCTGATCCATCAGGATCGACATATAGAAGTTCATCAAGCTATGTTGATATTAACAATAACCCATATTAATAATTAAGTAAGAGAATCAAATGCCGAGAAATACCGTAAAACTTCGCCACTTACTGGAAAGTCAATTACCCTCATATATCAAAGATGAATTTCCTTTGATTAATGAGTTTTTTCAGCAATATTATAATGGATTAGATTTTCAGGGTGGAGCGGTAGATTTAATTAATAATATTGATTCTTACTTAAAACCAGATGATAATGCCAGGACTATTCCGTTAACTTATCTGGCAAATGATATTAATGATAGCCAAGATTTTATTGATGTATACAGCACGGAGGGATTCCCTGATCAGTTGGGAGTAGTGCAGATAGATGATGAAATTATTGTATATGAACTAAAAGTTGGCAATAGACTTTTATTCTGTCAAAGAGGATTTAGTGGAGTATCTTCTTTTGAAACTCCTAATGATTCTGAAGAACTAGTATTTAAAAAAACTGAAGCAAGTGGTCATGAATTTGAAACTGAAGTAAGAAATCTAAGTATTTTATTTTTAAGGGAATTTTTAGCAAGACTAAAAAGTCAACTTTTACCTGGACTTCAAACACAAAGTTTGAGTCAGGATTTGAATCAATCTACATTTATAAAGCAATCTAGGGATTTTTATTCAACTAGAGGAACTGAATCTGCCTTCAAAATTTTATTCAAGGCACTATACAATGACGAAATAGAAATAATAAGACCCCAGGACAATTTAATCAGTCCATCTGATGCAGAGTTTCAACTTACAAGAGATTTAATTGTTGAGTCCCAGGAGGGAAACCCTGAAAATTTAATTAATGCAACATTATTCCAGGATGAAACTGGGTCAATTGGAAAAGCATATGCTCCCATATCTCATGTTGAAAAAATTTCAGTTGGAGTTTTAACTGACGCATATTATAAAGTAAGTATTGATTCTTCATTCAACAAGTATGATGGATCTGCAGGTCTTTTATATGGAAACTTTTCGGTTCATGCTAAAACCACCTCTATTGATTCTGTTAGTATAGGGCAAACCTATATTGATGTAGACTCAACTGTGGGATTTGAAGATTCTGGTTCACTTATAGTTAAATTTGAAGATGGAACTAGTGGTATTATAACTTACATTGGTAAAACAAATACTCAATTTGTGGGAATTCTTCCCAATAATGTTACAAGATTAATTCCTGATAAAACTATCATTGATCAGAATGCATTTGCCTATGGATATGACCCAGAGAGTCAAGATGACCAAGGAATTAAAATAAAAATTAGATCTGTCTTACGAGACATTCAAAAACCAACAAATGCATATTATCAATCTGAAGATACTAACATTAAAATTAAATCTTTAGGAAAAGTCGCCTCAGATTTAAAATCTAATAATTGGTTCTTTAATACTGCTCAGTATTATGATGTAGAGTCTCTTTCTTTAGAGGATGCCAATAATGATATTTACAAGTTAACTACTAAAGATGATCATATCTTTAGAATAGGAGATCTTGTTGAATTAACTGATCTTAGTAATTTAAAAACTCCTAATGATCTGATTGTTACTGATGTTTATAGTTCAAAACAACTTTTGATAAGAGGAAGTGGAATAACAGATGTAACAAGAATTGTTAAGGCGTCAAAGAGAATAAGAAAATTTGACTCTGATCTATATTCTAGCGTATCGATATTTAATGCAAACGTCAATAACGTATATGTTGATGACGATAAAGTTTTAGTCTCTTCCAACTCCTTACCATCCTTTATTGATACAAAAATAAACCCAAAGAGTCAGAGATTCTTTATAAGTGGAACTTATTTTTTAAATGATGAAACGATACAAGTCACTACTGGTATAGATCATAATTTTTTCACTGGAGACCTCATTTATTACACTCCAGAGATAGTAGTTAATGATATTCTCTTGCCTAATGGCGACACACTTCGTAGTACTCAAATTAATAGCATTCTTTTCCCACAGGGAACATATGTTGTAAAGAGAATTGATGAAAATAATATTAAATTGGCAAAAAGCACTTCAAATTTATATGCAGGAAAATTTGAAAAAATAGTTCCTGCTGGAGGTGCAAATTCTACATTCATCACTAATAATATTATTGAAAGGGCAGATACTAAAGGGAAAGAACTTGAACCTCAATTAATATACAGAGAAATAGCTCCCCCGGTAAAACAACCTACAGTCTCTGAAAATAACTCAAGGTATTCTGGTATTTTAATCAATGGTGTTGAAGTATTAAATTACAAAACAACAGATTTTGTATATCATGGCAAATTAAATTTTGTTGATGTAACTTCTGGTGGTTCTAATTATGATATCATAAATCCACCTATCGTTCATATTGAAGATACTGTTGGTTCAGGTGCAACTGGAATTTGTGCTGTAAGTGGCAGTTTAAAAGAAATCAGAATTGTAGATCCTGGTTTTGATTATTTGGAAGTACCAAAGATAAAAATTACCGGTGGTAATGGAATTGGTGCTAGAGCAGAAGCAAATATGATTCCAGTTCATACTGCAAATTCTTTTAATGCTACTGGTGTTTCTACCATTAGCACTGGAATTGGAGAAGTTGGTATTGGAACAACAGTTTCGACTATTGGTTTCACAACTCATCATAAATTTAAAAATGGAGAAAGAGTTGTTTATAAGACTTTTGGCGAAAAAGCAATAGGTGGACTATCAACAGATGCCACTTACTATGCAGGAGTATTATCACCATATAAAATAAAATTACACAATAATTTAAGTGATGCTGTTGCTGGTGTAGGAACTATCACTCTTAGTGATTTTGGCGAAGGAACACATCAACTCAGGTGCTTAAATGCTAAATCAGCAGTCGGGTCAATAAGTATCGTAGACCCCGGTAGAGGGTATCAGAACAAGCAGAGAACAGTCGCTCCTGCGGGTATTAACACTGCCCTTGATATAGTTAATATTTTTAGACATGGTTATAAAACTGGAGAGATCGTTAACTATACAGTTCAAGGAAGTGCAATTGGAGGACTGACATCTGGGTCAGATTACTATGTAACCGTTGTTGATAATGATTCCTTCAAATTAAGTTCTATTGGTATAGGTTCAACTTCTAAAGATTTCTACTTTAACACAAATCAATATCAAAAACTCTCTTCTATTGGTGTAGGAACACATAGTTTTAATTATCCAGCAATTTCAGTAGAACTTATCGGAAAAGTTGGTCTTGCTTCCACGGGAGGTAGAGATTTTAAGGCAGTTATTCAACCAATATTCAGAGGAGAGGCAACTTCAATTCAATTGACGAATACTGGTGTTGGATATGGAGTATCTGATGTAATTAATTTCAAAAGAGATCCCAGAGTAACATTAAGATCTGGAAATTCATCTCAATTGGAGGCGCTTATCAATGCTAATGGACAAATAGCAGATGTTATTATAAATCGCCCTGGACAAGAGTATAATTCGCCACCTGAACTTATTGTAAAGGGAGTTGGTCAAGGAGCAAAATTAACTCCAACACTTTTTAATGGTGCTATTACCGGAGTCAAAATTATAAGTTCTGGTGTTGGTTATGCATCATCAACAACAACTATTGAAGTTTTACCTGCAGGAAGCGGTGCTCAATTTGTTTCTGATATACAATCTTGGACCATCAATAAAGTTAGAAAAAATTTAAATAACATAGTTTCAGATGATGCTTTCATATCAGAGTCAAACACTGGCACTGATCAATTGCAATTATCATATGCATATGCACCTAGATCTTTAAGAAAAATTGTTTATTCAGTTGATACTGATGGTTCTACTCTTTATGGTAAAAAAGATCTTCAAGTAATTAATGGAGAGGAAACAACAAACTCAGATCACTCTGGAATAATTGGTTGGGCATATGATGGTCACCCAATCTATGGTCCTTATGGGTATGAAAATGCCACTGGTGGAAATATTGTTCAGATGAAGTCTGGTTATGTTATTGATTTAAAAGACCAACGACCCCCAACAAGTGTTTTCCCCCAAGAATTTTTCCTTGAGGACTTTACCTGGGTTCAATCTACAAATGATTTTACTTTAGATAGAAATAATGGAAGATTCTGTGTAACTCCAGATTATCCAAATGGAACTTACGCATATTTTGCAACCTTTGATAGCACAGCAGCTGCAGATGGAGTATTTAAAGGATTTAAAAAACCAGCATTCCCATACTTAATTGGGGATTCCTTCAATTCAAAACCAAATAAGTTTAATTTTGATATTAACTCAAATGAAAGAGTTTATGACATCAGAAATCATAACTGGAGAAGAAATAGTTATCCATATGCCATGGATAAGAAGAATAGTGGATATGATTACTTACAAAAACCTTTTGACTTCGTAAATTCAGATTCAAACATAGAAACAATTGAAAAAGGTTATATTGATTCCGTTGGTATTTTTACCGGAGGTTCTAATTATCAAGTTAATGATAGAATTGTATTTAATAAGGAAAAAGATACTGAATTTTTCTCAGCATCCAGGGTATCAAAAGTCGGAGGTAAAACTATAACAGCAATTAGTGCTGCCACGACAAGTATATCTAATGTGGAGTTATATCCATTTAGAAATGGATCGTTTATAGGAATTTCAAGTGAACCTCACAATCTCAAAGATGGTGATGTTATAAACTTAACAGGTATTTCTACAACTTCATCAAAACTTGCTGGAAATTATGAATGTGGTATTTCTACTAATTTACTGTCAGTAACAAAATTTATTGGGACTGTTAATTCAACAGGAATCGTAACCTTTATTGACGTTTCTGCTAAGAATTTAGAGTATCCTCAAATTCAAGTAAATGATATTTTACAAATTGGAACTGAAACAGTAAAAGTTTTAGATATTGATATTAGATCATCTAGATTGCGGGTTTTGAGAGCTCAAAATGGAGTGGTGGGAGTATCGCATACAATAACTACTCTTATCCAGGAAAATCCTAGAAGGTTTACCTTTAATGTTGGTATTAAAACAACTTTTAGTGGAAGAAGAAATAGAGAATATTATTTTAATCCTACAGAGTCTTTAGGAATTAGTACTTCTACAACAACTGGTGCTGGATCAACAGTTGTTTTTGCAAATCCTGGGGCTGGATCCACTTCTAAGTTCATTTTAGCGCAACACTTATATTTACCTAATCATGGTTTAATTACTGGTGATGAGGTTTTGTATCAAGTTAATGGTGGAGATCCTATTGGTGTTCAGACAGAAGCAACTGCTGGTGTCGGTGTTATAGCTGATGGACAAAAAGTATTTGTTGCTAGATTAGGGTCTGATTTCGTTGGGTTATCTTCCGTAAGAGTTGGACTAGGCACCACAGGAACTTTTGCCGGTATTGCAGATACAACATCTCATTGTGGATTGATGTATTTTGTTGGAGTAGGGACAGGAGTAAATCATAGCCTACAAACTAACCATAAAAATGTCATTACAGGATCAATTGAAAAGAATGAGGTAACTGTATCCATTGCAGGCACACATGGACTCTTATTAAATGACAATGTTTTTGTTGAAGTAGATCCAATTTTAACAAATACTCAGGTGGTTAGAT